ATCTTAAAGCATCTAACGTTGATGCTTCTGGTGGTTTGTTGGCGCAATCCAATTTTGGTGGAACTTATGTTGACGGCATTGCTGTTGACTATATAACTGGTTTTGGTCGAATCAGTGTTGGTGGCTCTGATGGCCTCAAGTTTTACAACGGCGGCATTGGCAGTAATTTGCTTGGTGAAGCACTGAACAACGGCAATTGGGACTTCAACGGCAACATTATTGTTGGCACAGGTACGGCCATTGGCGGTTCGTCAAATCCGCTTGTTTCTGCCAATGGTACTGCAAACAACTACGTTCAAACGCTGACGCACAACGACAGTTCTGGAACCAGCGCCTCTGCTGACTTTGCTGCATACCCGGACAATGGCACAGATGCCTCTGGTTGGATTGACTTTGGTGTCACCAGTTCTGGCTACGCAGATACCACATACACCTGTACTGGCCCCAACGAGGGCTATGTATTCATGTCAGCTGTTTCTGGCTCTGGCAAGACTGGTAATCTGGTGTTTGCTACGGATGCTACTGGAACGGAAAACTCCTTCCAATGGTTTGTAGGTGGTTTCACACAAACCAAGACTGCATACAAGATGCAGCTCAATGCGACCAACCTATACGTTAAGCAGGCCATCAAGGCTGACGGGGTTGTAGAGTCCACAACTGGCGGGTTCAAGTTCCCTGACGCGACCACTCAAACTTCTGCATTCATCCCGGCCAATGGCTTGTTGAACATGCCCGATGCATGGGTCAAAAAATCTGTTATTGCTGCTACCACGGCTAACATTACCCTATCGGGTACGCAGACTATTGACGGTATTGCAGTCATAGCAGGCGACCGAGTATTGGTGAAGAATCAGACCGCCGCACAAGACAACGGCATTTATGATGTGTCTGCAACCACTTGGACCCGCTCTGTGGATGCAAATACGACCATTGAAATTGCGGGGGGAGCAGTCAACGTAGACTCTGGTACTGCAAACGGCGGCAAGATTTACGACACGGATTTCAAAACAACGGATACGCTTGGTACGACAGCAATGAATTGGTATCCATTGGTTGATACCAATGGTGCTACGTTTGTGGGCACTGTTAACCTTCGCGCTGGTACAGCAGTTGCTGGAAATGCCCCTTTGTATCTGACCGCTGGTACTAACCTGACTGCTGCGGCAGCAGGTGCTGTGGAGTACGATACAACCAACACCCTGATGTACTTCACGGGTAACACTACCAACGGGCGCGGGTTAATTCCTGCCACTCAGTATTTCCGACTGACGGCTAACGGTGCTAACACTGCGACCACCATCAGCCCATTTTTTGGAACAAACTCATCTATCCCTTTGGTTGCCAACGGAGTGTATGAAATTGAGATTGAAGCCTACTTCATCAAGAACACGGCTGGCACATTGGTTTGGACAATTACAAACTCAACCACGGTCACTAACATGACGGTGAACGTGCTTACCACACCTATTGCGGGTTATACCGCTGTGCCCACTGCTAGTGCCGTTACGATGGCAGGTCTGGTTGGGCAAACCGCAGCGTCAGTGGCATTCACTGCAACAGGCTCTTACACAAACAACGTAAACGGATGGGCTAAGTTTAAGATTATTCTGGAAAACGCTTCGTCTACCAGTGTGCGATTGAACGTAACTAACTCTGCTGGTACAGTAACCCCGATTCGCGGCAGCTTCTGGAAGGCAACCCGTATCGCCAACGTTGGAACCTATGCGGCTTAATTATGGCAACTTGGAAAATCGACTCTATGCTAATTAAGCCCCAAGAGGCGGGGTACACTGATGTTGTGTATCAAATCTTTTGGACGGTGACTGATTCAGATGGTATGTACGAGGCAGGACAAGCTGGTAAAACAGAAGTTGGTTTGCCAGCGAGTGGTTTCACACCTTACGACCAGTTGACTGAAGCACAAGTATTGGGATGGGTGCAAACCTCTCTTGGCCCAGAAGAAGTGGCGGCAATTGAGCAAAATTTGAATCTTCAAATTGTCTACATGCAGGCTCCACCTGTAATTGCACTTCCATTGCCTTGGTAAATATTAAATGAATAAGAAACTAAAAATTGCTGTGTATGCAATCAGCAAGAACGAGGAACAATTTGTTCCTCGGTTCTGCGAATCAGCCAAGGACGCTGATCTCATCCTGATTGCCGATACTGGTTCAACCGACAACACTCAGGCTTTGGCAATAAATTGCGGGGCAGTTGTTCATGAAATTTGCGTCAAGCCTTGGCGCTTTGACAAAGCCCGTGACACAACCTTGGCGCTCATCCCTGGTGACTTTGATGTGTGTATTTCGTTGGACTTGGATGAGGTTTTAGAGCCCGGCTGGCGTGAGGAAATTGAGCGAGTGTGGGTCGAAGGAATAACCCGTCTGCGCTACAAGTTTGATTGGGGCTGTGGGATCAGCTTCTTTTACGAAAAAATCCACCATCGTCATGGGTATCATTGGCATCATCCAGTTCATGAATACCCTCGTCCTGATGGCAGAATTGTTGAGGTCTATGCTCAAACAGACATGCTTTTGGTCAGCCATCATCCTGATCCAACAAAGTCTCGTGGTCAGTACATGCCATTGCTGGAATTGGCGATCAAAGAAGACCCATCTTGCCCACGGAATGCTTTTTACCATGCTCGTGAATTGACGTTCTATGCTCGTTGGAATGAGGCCATAGAGGCATTGAACAAGTATCTGGCTATGCCAGAGGCTACTTGGCAAAATGAACGCTGCTATGCCATGCGATTGCTCGGCAAATCATATGCTGAACTTGGTGATACAAATCAGGCATTGAAATGGTTCCGTTTGGCAGTTGCTGAAGCCCCCGGAACCCGTGAGCCTTGGGTTGAATTGTCCATGCAGGCATATCGTCTAAGCATGTGGGCAGAAAGTTATGCCGCAGCAAAATCAGCCCTTCAGATAGTTGATAAACAGGCTGTATATACGATGGACCCAGAAGTCTGGAATGAGAAACCTTGGGATTTAGCTTCTATTGCAGCTTGGAACCTTGGATTGAAAGATGAAGCTGTGAATTTATGTCAAGAGGCGTTAAAATTTGCGCCAGAAGATATACGCCTATTGGCGAATTTGCAGCATATGACAGCCCAATAACTCAACAGCAATATCCGTCATGGCAACAATCAACGAAACCGAAGCAAGGCTAAATTCACACGAGGCCGTTTGCGCCTTTCGTTATGACCAAATCAACGCTCGATTGAAGCGGCTTGAGGGCATTATCCTTAAAGCCTGTGGAGTAATGTTGGTCAGCATGGCGGGAATCATTTGGACATCATTAGTCCACGTTGGAAAATGACTGATTGGCTTATTGCACTCGTTTCTGCGATTGCATTGGTTTCTTTCATCATTTGGTGTTCCTATATTTTTGTTCTTTACTGGAGATGAAAATGAAAGATTACATTGTTGAACGTGCAAAAGAGCCATCTACTTGGCGTGGTTTTATCCTACTGCTCACTGCTGTTGGTGTTCCTATTGCCCCGGCTATGGCAGAAGCTATTATTTCTGTTGGTCTGGCATTGGCTGGTGCTGTTGGTGTTTTTACTGCTGACAAATGAAGACTAACTTTGAACGTGCATTGGCGTATGTGTTGAAGTCTGAAGGCGGTTTTGTAAATCATCCAGACGATCCGGGCGGGATGACCAATCTTGGCTGTACCAAAGCAGTATGGGAAGAATTCTGCGGCCATCAAGTCACTGAGAAGACCATGAGGGCATTAACGCCTTCAGATGTTGCGCCACTGTACAAGCGTAAGTATTGGGACAAAGTGAAGGCTGATGAGCTTCCTGCTGGCATTGACTATTGCGTGTTCGATACGGCTATCAACAGTGGTCCCGGACGAGCAATCAAGTTGTTGCAAGGGGTTGTTGGCGTTGACCAAGATGGTGACATTGGCCCCAAGACATTGGGCGCTGTAAAAGCCTTTGACCCCAAAGATTTGATCCAAGACTATTCAAAGCGCCGTCTGTCGTTCATGATGGATTTAAAGAATTGGCCCACCTTTGGCAAAGGGTGGACCAACCGGGTCAACGAGGTTGAAAAAATTTCGCTAACTTTAATTTAATAGTTATCGCTCAACGCCTTGCAACCGATCTGCAACAAGTTGGGCGTACCCTGCAATGTCAATCCAAGAATCCGCATAGTCTGGATCGCCATTAACAATGCGAGCAATCTTGTGACAAATCATGTCCAAGGCTTCACGTTGGTCGTCTGCCATTACGTCTTTACGAACGCTCAAAGCATCTGCCACAACATATTTGAGTCGTTGTGATATTTCAGCATGGTTTTTAAATTTTCCATAACGTTTTCCACGTTCATCCAAAATATCGTTTACGTTGTTGTTAGTCACAGAAACTGTAACTTTTGGAGTAAGGCAAATATTTCCATATTTTTTGCAATGTTCAACTGTTTGGCATTGATCGCACAGCATCACGACTCCTTCACAAAAACACCATCTTTATTCAGATAACCTTTGCGGTGTTCAATGACCTTGTAAGCGTTATAAAAGCACTGGCGAACGTCCAAGTCGGTTAAGACTCCCACGTTAACCAGCGTGACCATCACATCACCAATAGCATCAGCAATTTCTGCTTTGTCATCCTTGGCAATCGCTACCAACAATTCACACGCTTCTTCAAAAGTTTTGCTGGCTTGACCTAGTGCTGTACCGTTCTCATAAATGCCTCGGTCTTTTGCCCATTGCATGACTTGAAATTCTGTCATGCCAAATGATTGTGTTTCTTTCATTTTTTTCCTTTGTTGGGTGGGCCACTACTTGCTGCGTCTGGTGTCTCTTTGTCGTCTCAGGCACGTTCCCCAATAACCAGCATCCGCTTTTGCGGCCCAAAATTATTTAATAGTCAATCTGTCTTTGCGAACAATATAGGCTCCAGCAACGGGTTCACCAGCAAGAATGGCATTCTTGATTTTGGTTTTGCTTGGCTCTGGAGGCTTGGGATCGCCGCACAATTCAGCAGGGAACTTTGCGTCGTCCTCAATTATAACGGATTCATCGCGGTCAACATACAGTTTGACAACAAAAGACCCGTCAGCAGCCTTTATTTCATGAATTCCAGCCGTTTTCATGTTTTCGGCAAGGTAATCCCTTAACTTTTCTGCTTTGCGCTCGTAGGCCGTTTGCAAGGCTTTGATGCGTTTGATGGCATCTTTTGCTTGCGCGGCATCTGATTCGCAATTGAGGACATAGGCAGCGACAGCGTTTGCTTTGTTGCCGAGCATGACCCGGAACTCGTCAAACGCTGGCAAAGCCTCGCCAGTCTCTGGATCAAAAAGATCGTCAAGTTGTTCACGGAAATCGTGTGCAAGTTGGTAGAGACTGGTCATGATCAGAACGCCGAATCGTCCATGTCGCCAAAGCCACTATCGGCATGACCAGAAGAAAGGCCTGCCGCCTTGGCAAACTCAGGGCTGCGCTTGATTGCTTCCTTGAGTTTGTCGTGGAAGGTATCAAAGATGCCCCAATCAGGATTGTCCAAGTCAAACATGACGTTCTGGTGGATGCCTGCTGGCTTGCTGTTCTTCAATGCTGTTGGCAATGGCGTCAGGTTTGCCACGTTGGCGTATGTCTTGCCGTTGGTTTCGCTGGTGGTCACATTGACCATGCAGTACGCGCCAAGCAACTTGCTGATGTCAAAACCTTTGGCTTCTTCTTCAGTGAATTCACGGCCACGCCATGATTGCAAGTCTTTACGCAAAGACGCTTTCTCGCTTAGAGACAACGTGTATGACTTGCTGATGGTCATTGGCATTTCTTGGCCTTCAAATTCAACCGTCAACGGTTTTCCTTCTTCGTCCTCGCCAAACAATTCCCAAGCAACACGAATTTTGTGTTGCAATTTTTCTCCATACTGACCAGAAGACAACTGAGTGCCAAGGTCAATCAATGAATAGCAACGACCAACATGAACGCCAGAAGGCACACGTTTGAAGTTGCCGCCACCACTATCAGATGCTACAAAACCCATTTCAATCTCCAAAAAAAACAGCCGTTATAGGTCGGCTAAACACCTTATTTAAACCAAAGATAAAAACCGTGCAAAATTCCAAGTGGGAACAACAATGCACCGGCAATTAGGAACCCCCACAAGCCTTGTGCAAAGCAAGTGAAGACATGTGTAATCCATGCTGCAAGGCAGGCAAAACCAATAAACGCGCCCATTATTTGATCCTTTCAACTGGTTTAGCCAACAGCCATTTGTCACCAAGCTGGTGAACAGATCGCGCCCATTTCAGTTGATAGCTGCGGATGACATCGGGGGGAGCATTGTACGTTTTAAACAATTGCTGTGCGTGACGTAAAAGTGTGATGTTCATGTGAACTCCTGTCTTGTTGAGCCTCAACTGTAATCCAACAAAACAGAAATTTGCATAGGTACTTTCCCTATGCTAGAAAACAAAAAACAATGATAGTCTTGCCGACATGAAAACACCAGATCAACTCGAAATCGAATCAGCACAGCGCTTGAGTAGCAAAGCAATGACTGAGGCGGCGCTCAATTGTAAAAACTACGAAGATTGGGATGCTGCGGCAGTAGCAATCCTGCGCCATTCAATTGAAATTATCACCAAGAAGGAAGTGCAAATATGCTTCAAGAAATGAAGTTTTATCTCGATCAAATGAAGACGGCTAATGGAAGCCATCGCAGGATATGCAATCGGTTTAGTGCAAGATTTTCATCTTCGCCATCAGCCATCAAAGATGCTTTGTTGCGTGAAGGCTACATTGAACTAGATTACGTCAAACGAGAAGGCGCAGGGCAAAAATTCAATCATTATTTTAAACTGACAAAGAAGAAGTTTGACCCAGAAATGTTTGCAGAAAAGCCTAAAGAAATTGAAGTGCAATGGGAAGACGGCACTCCAAAATCAAGCAACAACGCTTTTGATTGGAAGGCCACGAGGAGCAATCTGTTCAGCTCAAAAGAGCTTGTACGCGCTCAACAGAAGTACCACAACAATGCACAGATCACTGTGTACAGCCGAGCATGATTTACAACATCACAATTGGCCTATTGGTCATGGCTGGATGGGCAGCAATCCATCTGGCAATCCAAGTGCTTGCCGACTTGTTGTTTGAACGATAAGCTGGTATAGTTTTGTGAAACCCGGCTACCGAGGAAGTCATGAGCCTCGGGAAAAGTGAACCTCCCACCTGCCGTGTGTTTCTTTCTGGAGGTTTGCGAGGATGCTTCAATGCACTACTATCAATTTAACATTGGCGATTACAAAAGCCATACCGAACATCTTTCTGAGATGGAAGACCTTACCTATCGGCGTTTGCTTGATTGGTACTATCTTCATGAAACTCCGATTCCATTAGATGAGATTGAGGTCGCAAGACAGATTAGGATGCGTTCGCATAGCGATTGCATTGCGGTCGTATTGCGAGAGTATTTCGAGCGCACTGATGATGGATGGGTTCATCATCGTGCCAACAAAGAACTTTCTAAAGCAGGAGAGAAATCTTCTAAGGCAAGTCAAAGCGCAAAGGCTCGTTGGGACAAAAAGTCTAACAAAAACAAAGACTTGTCTATTGATGCGAACGCATTGCGAACGCAATCCGAAGGCAATGCTACACAGAACACAGAACACATAACACAAGACACAAAACACAAGAAGAAAGCAACTGGCGTTGCCTGCCCTCCTGATGTGCAAGAACAAGTTTGGCAAGATTGGTTGTCACTCAGAAAACTTAAAAAAGCATCGGTAACAGTAACGGTTGTTGATGGAGCAAGGGAAGAAGCCACCAAGATTGGCTGGACTCTTGAACAATTCCTAATCGAATGGTGTACTCGTGGTTCGCAAGGCTTGAAAGCCGAATGGATTAAGCCTGACCAACAGCAATCTCTCAGTCGCACTGGTCAAACAAACCAATCCGTGATGTCTGGCCTGACCCGTGGCCTTATTGGAGGTGGCAACCATGTCAAATTACTCGGAAACTGATTTTTGTTCTGCTGACCAAGGGTTGGATTACATCTTTGTTTACATGGGGAGCATCTACGGAGCCTCATTCAACCGCCATTGGGAAGGCATGGAGCTTGGGGTTGTGAGACAGGTTTGGCAGGAAACACTTGGAGCTTTTTTGACGTATAAGCCAAGTCTTGACTTTGCGTTGCGTAAGATGAACGAAGACTATCCACCAAGCGCAATCAAATTTCGCAACCTTTGCAACTCTGGCCCTGAAATTCCTGTCAAACCAGTTCCTCAAATCACTCGCCAAAGAACTCAGGCCGAGATTGCCGCAACAGAGGTGGCAAAGGCTAAAGCAAAGGCTTTGTTGGCCGAAATGAAGAAAGGTAAGCCATGACCCGCACGTATGCCCTAAAGCGCCTGCTCGAGCATGGCGAACTGACCAGCAAGGAAATGGAAATCATCACCGGCTGGACGCAACGACAAGTTTGGGCAACCATCCAAGCCTTGCAAAAAGCCAACATCCTTCGCAAGTACCCAAAAATGAAGTGGGGCTTGATGGATTTGAATCCAATGCCGTACTGAGGGAAAGCACCAATGGCTTACAGCAGGAAAACAATATCCAATGAAGGTGATAGGTACATGATTGAACTTGGGGAAGCCCGAGAGCTGTATTGCACCTATGTGATGACCAAACAAAAGGTCTTAACCAAGGAACGAATGGAATGGCTTGAGCGCAAATATGGGATGGGTTCTGTTGTAAGAATACGTCAATATATGCGCTTGCTTCAATCTGGTGAACTAGAGTAAAATTTGGCAACAGCTACCTTTAGCGGGGGAAAAGACGACTCATCACCGTCCTGCTGTTGTCTTTCAGTGATGACTTCCACCAATGATGAGGTGCGACATGATTACGCAATCTAAACTAATTGAAATGTTTGACTATAAAAATGGTCAACTTTTAAGAAAAAATCTTTTCGCAATAAAACGATATGGAATTTTTGTTGGTTCTAAATCAACAAACGGATATATTGAAACTTCAATAAATCATAAAAGATTTTATTTGCACAGACTTATTTGGTTGTTTCATTATGGTACTTTGCCAAAATGCATAGATCATATTGATGGAAATAAAAATAACAATCTAATAGAGAATTTAAGAGAAGCAACAATTTCTCAAAATTCTTTAAATATGAAAATTAGAAATAACAAAAAAATACCAATAAAAAATGTATATGCCTATTCTGGTGGGTTTGAAGTCAAATTCTGCATGAATGGAATTAAAAAACGATTTGGTCCTTTTAAATCTATTGAAGATGCAAAGAATTTTGCTATTCAATATAGAAAAAAACATCATAAAGAATTTGCAAGGCATGAATAATGAAATTAAAAACAATTTTGAAAGAGACAAAAGCATGAAACAAGTCATTGGCATTGACCCCGGAGTCAACACAGGAACGGCTCTCTACACAAATGGCAAATTGCTTCTTTTGCAGACTATTGAGCCAATCGACATCCAATCATTCATCTTGACCAGCGAGGCTGATTTGTTTGTGTTTGAAGACAGCCGTTTACAAAGCGCCGTGTGGGTTCCATCAAAGAACAAAGCCGTGGCAAACAACATTGCCCGAAAGATTGGTCAGGTAGATGCCCTGTGCGCCATCATCCAAGACACCTGCGAACGCTACGACATCAAGTACATGCGTGTTAGCCCAAAAGCCAAGGGCGGCAAGATGAACGCAGAGGATTTCAACAATCTCACAGGCTGGTCTGGACGATCAAACCAACACGAGCGTGACGCAGCTATGGTGGCTTGGCAACTGAGGAATAGCCGTGAGAAAGTATTGCCTCGTTAAGCATTGTCATGGTAAGATGTTCTTATGAACTATGAACTTACTCAATCCCGACTTAAAGAACTGGTTTCCTATGACAAAGAAACTGGAATGTTTAATAGGCTTGTTGTTGTGGCCAATATTTTGCCCGGACCAATACATGCAAAGCCAAACAAAATTGGCTATACAAGAATGCACGTTGATGGACGTTTGTATTACATGCACCGTTTAGCTTGGTTGTATGTTTATGGCGTTTGGCCTACTGAAGTCGATCACATTGATGGGAATAAAGCGAACAACAAATTAAGCAATTTGCGAGATGGGAGCCATGCCCAAAACATGCAAAACATGTCAAAAAAGTCAAAAGCAGTCTCTGGGTTGAAAGGCGCTTACTTTCATCCAAATTGCAAAATGTGGCAAGCAAAAATTAGATACCAAAACAGAACAAAAAGTCTTGGCTACTTTAATACTCCAGAGGAAGCAAATGAAGTTTACTTAAAAGCCAAATCAAATTTGCATGAATTTTTTACAGGAAGAAGCAATTGAATACGATAAGAACAGATCAGCAAAACAAATTGATGCACAGCATCATCGGCCAGATCGCAAAGCAATCACAGCTTCACGGCTCACGTTGGAATCAAGAGTCGTGGAAGCGATTCCTGATTGACCAGTGGGCGCATGAAAGCGGTCATATGTCTACCATCAGCAAAGTGATGCCAAGCATTGATGGAGAGCGCATTGTTCAGCTAGGCCATCAAAGCCGTAGATTTACCAAAGAGCAAGCCATCAGCTTCACTGAATGGTTGTTGTATTGGGCAACAACAAACGGAGTGACGATTGATGATGTTTCCCAAGCATAACTACGTCCGCAGCAAAAAGCTGCTTGAGAATGCCAGAAAAATACCTTGTCAATGGTGCGGCGCAGATGACGGAACTATTGTGGCCGCGCACACTAATTGGGGTGGTGGGAAAGGCCGGGGCATCAAAGCCGATGACAACCTGATTGCAAGTCTTTGCTATTCATGCCACGGAGAGCTTGACCAAGGGGCCATGATGACCAAGGGAGAGCGCCAAGGCATGTGGCGTGTGGCTCATGATCGCACTGTTGATCTGCTATCTGAGCTTGGCTTATGGCCCGAGGATGTGCCAAAGCCATAAGGGTTTATCCTGATGTGCAAATTTGACAATTTCCTGATAATTGAGTTGTTAGCAACAAAACAGGATATGACATGAATTACGCAGCAATTGCAGCGGCTATGCAAGCCGAAATTGACGATAGCAAAAAACTGTACATGCCAAACAGCCCCGGCGCATTTGTGCGTGACCGACTGTTTAAAGATTGCTTGTGGGAAGAAGCCACTTGGTTTTGGTCGCACTATTGCAGTCGCCATTTTGGTGATCCGGGCTTAGACAGTTTGTATGTCCAGCTTGAAGAGCTTGCCGCCAATGAAAAGATGCCCGATTGGGGCACGAAAGGTACATGATGTGGCCTTTCCCTGCTCCATCTGGCCCTGTACCTTGGACCAAAAAACAAATCCAAGAATACGCAAAACAACAACGTGAACAACAAGAGGATGCACTTTTATGACAAATTGCAAACGAATATTTGAAGCAATGATGCGCGTCAAAGGCCATACTGATTTCAGCGTGACAAGCACAGGCAAATACACAATACCTGCGCTGCAAATACGTTGGAATTATTTCTAATCGGGATGGGAAATGCGTGGGGTAATCACATGAACGAACAAGAACGAGAACTTGACCTGATGGTTGCCGAGCTTGAGCAGGAAAACCGCTTGCTGAGAGCACGGAATGAACGTCTTGAACGTGAAGCAGCACCTGTGCAGGAGCCTGACACTTATGGCTATGCGAAGCGTCTTGCAGAAGCTATTTGGGAAAAGCACTACAAATCCATTGCGCCGCAGTGGAAGCCGTTTGAACACTTGATTGGCGTACTCACTCAAATTGACAACATGACGTCAGGGCTCACCACCCCACCCGCAGTACCTATGCAGGAGCCTGTGAAGAATTGGTGCGAAACCTGCAACGGAACTGGCACGGTGTACCAAGAACACCAAGCGGGTTGTTGGGTCGGCGGTGAGCATGACTGTCCAGACTGTGATGGCAACGGGTACTACACCACCCCACCCGCAGCACAGCCAGCGCCTGTCAAAGTCTGGGACGCAGAAGGCTATGACGCACTGATGCAGCAGATGGAAATACTCCGAGCCAACAACAGACAGCTGACCGCACTTATCCGGGCACAGCCAGCACTCAAGCCGCTGACGGATGATGAACTTGACCAAGCATGGCGAAGTCTTGATTACACAGTCTCATGGGCGCAACACCGGATTGATATTGCCCGAGCCATCGAAGCCAAACTGAAAGAAAAAAATGAACTGTAAACACCGCTGGGAGCCGAGCAACTTCGGCATCAAGTGGCGCACACCAAACCATTACATCTATGAATGCAGACGATGCGGCTTTGTATGCTTTGCAACACTGAAAAAAACCAAATGACACGAGAAGACAATCTGAACCAGTTAAAGCTGGCATTGCACGAAGATTTCCTTGCCAAAAAGCATGAATGGATGGAGTGGCACAAAGCCAACCCAATGGTCTGGAAGATGTTTGAACAGTTCGCCTTCCAAGCCGTGAAGATGAACAAAAGCAAAATCAGCCATTGGCTTATCATTAACCGCATCCGTTGGGAAACGTCCATCATGACCACTGGCAACGAGTTCAAGATCAGCAACGACTACATTGCCTTCTATGCTCGTCACTGGAAAGAGACATACCCTCAATACTCAAACCTGTTCAACACAAAACGCATGATTGGAGAAAGTCTGTGAGAAAGCAATGCCGCCGTAAGGTTTACAAGCTGGTTGATCCCATAGCGCACGCTATCGCTGGCGCTGCCATCACGACTGATGACTGTCTCAAGCAACTGAAAGACAAAGAGCAAGCCGCTATCGAAGCGATGCGTACAGGTCAAGCAACTGTGTACACATGGCAAGAACTGGTGGACATGAACAACATCTGCCAAGTCATGGCTCGTAACGGTATCGGACCAGAAGCCCTGCCTGACTCCATGATGGCCGAGATTGAGCTTAAACAAGCCGCCAAGCGATTTGAATCTACTGGCAAGATGTTGTTGACCGGTACAGGATTGAAAGCGATCAGCGAGGTTTTGGAATGGCATCACTTGCAACGCACTGCTGTTAGCCGTAGCAAATATGAACGCATGATTGAAAAAACACGCAATAAACTTAGGTCTAAGTCAAAAGACGTTACGGTTATACAATGATGCCAAAGGATACTGTCATGAAATTCACCATCAACGAAGCCCAAGATGATGTCATTAGCGAGTTGGCATCAGTTTTGGTTATGGGAGCTGCTGCCGCCCATGTCCAGCACTGGAATACCCTTGGACCCGGCTCATTTGCGGCACATGAAGCAATGGGGACGTTCTACACTGAACTTCCCGAGCTGACTGATAGCGTAATCGAGGCTTGCCTCCAAGACACTTCCAAAATATTTCTGGAAAAACAGGCACTTTTTGTGGGGGAAAATCCTCTGGCGCTTGTTGAGTACATTCAGGCGCGAGTCCGTGACATTCGTAAAAAGCCCGGCTTCCCGCAAGACAGCGAAATCCAAAATCTTGTGGATGGTATTGTCGAGCTGTGCCGCCATACGATCTTCAAGCTAAAACGCCTGAAATAACATGCCACTTATCAAGAAACAATCTGGTTGGTTTTGGGGCAGCAAGGGACCGTTTGACTCTAAGGCAAAAGCCTTGGCAGTTGCCAGAGCTGCTTACGCTCATGGCTACAAAGGTGAAAACAATCTCACAGTTGGGATTGATTACGCAGTTGGCACAGAAAAATCCGTAACAATTCACCCAGAATTCTTCAAGCAATTAAAATAATTTTCATTTTTGGTTTTCCTTGTGGGTTGGAAAACTCGCCTTTTGTCCAGCCAGTCTGGACATTTTTTTTGCTTCAAATTTTTTTTTCAAGAATGCGTAGTAGGGGTATGGTCTTTTTTAACCTCGGTATTACTGGACGAACATCCAGTATTACAGGGTAAACCCTAGTTCTCATGTGGCTGGTACTACAAACACCGGCAAACTGTTAGCCGAAAGTAGTACAGAACCTGCCCGTTTTGAGCGAGTCCAGCAGATTTGCCGCTTGAACGCTGCCGCGCTGCCCTGCCGCTTTCCTGCCTGCCGCCTGCCTGCCGTGCTGCCCTTAGAGCTGCCGGTTATGGCCTGCCGCCTGCCGTATTACTGCCGCTTTGCCTGCCCTGCCTGCCGTTTTCACGCCCTGCCGCCTGCCGTTATGGCCTGCCCTGCTGCCCTCATGCGCCGCCCATAAAGCGCCCATAAAGCGCCCATAAAAAAGCCCTAGGGCGTGGCATAGCGTGAACCATGCCGCCCCCTAGGGCGTGTCACTTTTAACGGGTAAGCGGGAACCGATAGAGCAAAGAAAAAAGCCCTAGACAGTTTCAGGCGTGAACCTGAAACCCCCTAGGGCTTGTCACTTTCGCGGGATAGTGGAAACCGTTAAACCTTTATAAAGGCTTCGCTGCGTTGACAGTAGCGGCGCAAAACCTGAAAGCAAGCGAGATATTCTGCCTCGCTGCTAGGTTTCTTGCACTGCCTCATGTAAGAACGGGCGGAGCTAGTGTGGCCGTCTCGCTCACTGTAAGCGGCTATTGTCTTGTCTCGCTCTACCTCATCGGGAAAGAATAAGACGGGGACAAGCTGCCCCCCTATGGTTTCGAGTTTTGCTTCAATTTTCATTTTTCAGGCTTCCAATGCTTGTTTTATTCTGATAACTTCGGTTTTGGCCGTATCTAATGCTTCGTCTTCGAGTTCTTTGGCAACTTCGGACAAATAAGCGTTTGAAGTTTTGGAAAAGTTGCAGTCAATGCCCCACAAACTGGCAGCGTGGTCCGATAGTTTGACACCGTTGCGGGACACCGACAACACCACGCCCACATAAAACCATTCGTCATCCCGCCACCGTTGCACGTCTTCGGCGTCATAACAGTAAAAGTCTGTGGGCTTTGTGTCGGTGTCGTGCTGCAACCGGGCGACAAAATCAAACCCTTCGCGGGTCCATTCAATGCGGTCCCCTTCGCAGGCGTAAGCGTCAAATTGTGGAAAATTGTCTTTTTTCATGCTTCGCCCCTTTGAACCATAGAAATAGCGGCATCGCGTGAAGCCGCCCGGACATAAGTACAAACGGGCCACCCGTCAACCCAAGCCCATACACCCCATACGTTAGAAGGCGTGCCCCAATAAGCCCCGCCCTTGTCGTATCCATCGCCCCCGCCTTGTCGCCGGGCGTGAAGCCGCTTAACGCCCTGCAAGTTCGCGGGATTGTCGCCACGCCGCCCCATTGGCGCACCGTAACGGCTTGAAACTTCGGGGAATGGATTAAATTGTTTTTTCATGGTGTACCCTTTAAAAGCAAGCGTACACAAAGCCAGTGGCCGTTTCTCCCACCAGCATAGTGTGGGCTTCTAAATAGTTACGCACAAAACTGGCTTGGTCTTCTTCGTCAACTTCCATTAAATCAATGCGGTAATTGTTAGCGATGTCTTCTAAAGTGTCTTCGGTGTACTCGTAGCAAATGGCGATAACGTCGAGTTCAATTTCTTCGCCGGTTTGTTCTTCGTAGTCTTCAAAGTAGTCGAACAACAGGCCCATCGCCTCATAAGAGAAATTTTCTTTGCGGCCAGCGTCAACAAAGGCGCGCTCAGAGTCATAACGGGAAGCTGTGGTTTTCATGGTGTATTATCTTTCAGTGTTGGTTAGTAAGTCAAAATATCAAAGTAAGCAAGGGCCAAAGGCAGCAAAGCCAAGCCCACGCCCACGGCGGTGAGTGTGTCAATGTGACGGTTTATAAAGTCTCGCATGTTGTCCTTTTAGTTGATGAATGAAAAGGCGCGGTTTTCTTGCAGGCAGTCAACGAAAGCGTTAGCCACTGCCCAATTGATTTCTTGTGTGTCTGTCATGGTGTCGCCTTAGATGGTGGCCTCATACAATTCAGACCATTCGAGCATGAACGAGGATTCTGAATAATCCATAACGGTTTCATCATCTTCGAGGCCATAGGCACTGACAAGAGCGCCACCGATAACGGCATCAAGTTGACGAATCCGCAAAGTGGCTTCGTCTACTGATTCCACGGCGGCGACAATTGCCTTATATGAGGTGCCGCGCTTGACTTGCCATTCTTCACCATCCCACACTGACACAGTGCAGCCCATAGACAGTGCATGTTTAATAAGGTGTTTAAATGCTTTCATGGTGAACCCCGTTCGTAAGTGGTGGCGGTCACGATTGACCGTAGCTCTATTACGCCATAGAAATTTGTGGATAAGTAGTAGGTAAATGCATTTTTTCATAGGGATTTACCCTAGGGGAAAGATTAGTTAAACTTGCAAAACCACGAAAACAGACGTTCTCTTTTTTGAGATAGTAAGTGTGCATACTTTTCCCTGGTAGCAAAAACAGCCCCACAAAATGCCCTTATTACCGCGCCCACAGTGTGACCACTACCAATGCAAAGCCCCCAGCGTGAACGGTTCGCGCTACTGCTACACACACACACAAAGCAAAGCGCCCACGGTTGACCGGCAAGCCTTCAACGCTAGATATAAGAGCGCGGCATGGGAAGCGATAAGAGCAAGACAGCTATCCGCCTTCCCGCTTTGCGCGGCCTGCCTGATTGATGGGCGCATAACGGGCGCTAACCATGTTGACCATGTTTTCCCGTGGCAAGCAATAGGCGCTCACGCTTTCACCCGGAATTTATTTCAAAGTCTCTGCCCTAAGTGCCATGGGGTGAAATCAGGGCTAGAAAAGCGCGGCATTTTCCGACACTACACCGCGCAGGCCCACGATTACACCGCGCAGGATTACGCCTACACCATGCTGCAAGCATAGCGCCTGCCCTGCCTGCCTGCCTCATGCCGCCTGCGTGGGTTTCTTAGTACGTCTGTTTTCAGTTCATGCGCTGCGCTCGCCTCATGCGCTCAAAACGTAGTACCTCAGCACTCACGGCGTGGCCGGTGAGAACTAAAAGTTCTCGCTTTGGC